CGCTCGGTCTACGGCCGGTGGTTCGTCGGCGGGGGTGTCGACGGCGGTGCGTTTAGTGGTGCGTGAGAAAGTGCATTACGCGCGTGTTTCTACTTTGAAGAGGGTTTTATAACGAGTTTCCGGAATAAGTTGGTTTCTGCTCACGCGTTTGCTATGGTTCCGCGGGGGGATATTCCGCGAGCGGCTTTTAATATTGATTTCACGCATAAGACTACGTTCGATGCGGGTTTGTTGATTCCGGTGTTTTGTGAGGAAGTGCTGCCAGGCGATTCCTTTAAGATTAATATGACGGAGTTCGCGCGTTTGGCGACGCCGATCTTTCCGATTATGGATAATCTGCACCTGGATTCGTTTTTCTTCTTTGTGCCCAATCGTCTCGTTTGGGACAATTGGGCTAAGTTTATGGGTGAGAAGGAGAACCCGGACGATAATTTGTCGTATGTGGTTCCGCAGATGTTGATTCCTGCTGGCGGTTATGCTGTCGGGAGCATTCAGGATTATTACGGTTTGCCCACGGTCGGCCAGGTCGGCTCTGGTAACGTGGGGACGTTTAATGCTCTCCCGTTGCGGGCTTATAATTTGATTTGGAATGAGTGGTTCCGTGACCAGAATCTTCAGGATTCTGTTGCGGTGTTGAAGGGTGATTTGCCTGATCCTACTAATACTTATTCTCTGTTGCGTCGCGGTAAGCGCGCTGATTATTTTACGTCGGCTCTGCCGTGGCCCCAGAAGGGTGAATCTGTTAGTTTGCCCCTGGGTACTTATGCGCCTGTGATTACTAATGATGCGGTTCCGAAGGGGAGCGGCGCTAATGGTCCGGAGCAGTTTAGTTTAGCGGCGGCTGCGGACGGTAATATTGAGATGACCGGTTTTATTGCTGGTAATGCCGGTGCGTTTCGTTGGGGCAATGAATCGGGTTTGAAGGCTGATTTGTCGGCGGCTACGGCTGCGACTATCAATCAGCTGCGTCAGTCGTTCCAGATTCAGAAGCTCTTAGAGCGGGATGCGCGTGGCGGTACTCGGTACACCGAGATCATCCGCGCTCATTTTGGTGTTATGTCTCCAGATGCTCGTTTGCAGCGTCCGGAGTATTTGGGCGGTTCTTCCGTCCCTGTGTCTGTTACGCCTGTGGCGCAGACCTCGCCTACGGGTACTTATGCGGAGACTCCGCAGGGTAACGTGGCGGCGTTTGGTACTGTGGTTGCGCGTGCGAGTTGCGGTCAGTCGTTTACTGAGCACGGCTATATTCTTGGTCTTGTGTGTGTTCGGGCTGATTTGACGTATCAGCAGGGTGTGAGGCGGCATTGGTTGCGCTCGACCCGTTATGATTTTTATTTTCCGGCGTTTGCGATGCTTGGGGAGCAGCCGGTTTATCAGCAGGAGATTTATGGAATAATTCAAATGTAATAAATATAGTATAATATGGAAATTAACGAAGTAATATCACAAGATTCTGCTGTTAGCTTAACAAGAAAAGCAAAGGTACATGAATTTGTATGGAAGCCATCAGAAGGGTATATAAAATTAATTACAGTTGTTTCTTTTTATGATATTAATGGTAATGTAGTTGAAAGGTTTGCTCCTTATTTTGTACCTCTTACAGCCTTAAATAGTACATTAGTAAATCCTAGTAATGGAAATTCTGTAGAGGATGGAGAAAATCAAGTTAATTGCACTGTTGGAGAATATGATTATTTATGTCAAGTTGCAAATACAAATATTAATATTTTTAATATTATGAAAGCAACAATAGCAAAAGCAGATTCAAGACAAAGATTTGATAAATAAAACAATAATATAATCTAAATAAAATGAAATCAAAATTAAAAATACTAGACAAAGTAATGATTCCTTCTGTATTGCCTGAAAAAGGAAATATAATAACAATGACAATTATAAAAGATATAATTTCTAAAGTGGCTTTAACACAAAATGACATTGAGGAATATTCAATTACAACATTACCAAATGGTTCTTTAAAATGGATAGAGCCAAAAGAAGACGCTTTTTTTGAAATAGAATTTACAGACTTAGAAGTTACTGAAATAAAAAAAGGAATAAATGCTTTAGATGCAAAACAAGAAATAGTAAGTGATATGATGGGATTGGTTAATATATTTATAAAATAAAAACATGGGAGCAGGTACAGGTTTCGATCAAGGAGGAAGTTCAAGTGGAAGTGGAGTTCAGTCAGTTGTTGCTGGGTCAGGTATAGATGTTGATAATACAGATCCAGTTAATCCAATAGTAAGCCTACTTAATAGTTTACCTTATTTAGCTTTAGATGATTCTGGAGCAACTCTATCTTTAACAGGTAATACAAATAATTTAGATGTAGGAGCATATTCATTTGCATCTTTATCTGCTACTAGTGCTTTTGATTTAACAGGGTTAGATTCACATTCTGCACAAGATTTTGGGAAAATAGTATATTTATTTAATATAGGAAGTAATATTATAACTATAAGAAACAATACAACTAGTTCAATAAGCAATAGATTTGATTTATATCCAGCAGCTGATTTAACTTTAAATCCAAAACAAGTACTAGGTTTTATATATGTTAATGGAAGATGGAGATCTTTATAAATAATTAATATAATTACAATTTAATGAGCGCAGGAACAGGTTTTAATCAGTCAGGTGGAGGTGGAGGCGGTGGAGGTACAGTTATGTCTGTTAATTCAGGCACAGATATTACTGTTGACAATACTGACCCAGCAAATCCTATTGTAAATTTTACAGGAACTTATCAAGACCCAATTACTGTTGTTGCTAATTATTCTGCATTACCAGCAGTAGGAACAGTTACAGGAGAATTTTATTGGTGTTCTGCATCACAAGGTACATCTTGGTTGCCAGGATCATTAGGAGGCACTTACTACTCAGCAGGATTATATTATTCTAATGGAGTTAGCTGGGAATTTATGGATGTTCCATATCAAGCTACTCAGTCAGAAGTAAATACAGGAACTAATACAAATAAATTTGTAACTCCAGATACATTTACAAACGCTACTAAATGGGCAACTAAACAAAATGTATTATCAGGAACAGGATTAGTTTATTCTACAGCTGGAACTATATCGTATTATACAACAACAGGTAGTGGAACAGTAGCAGCATTACAAACAAGTCCAGTTTTTTTAGTTGATATAACATCTCCAAAACATATAGGAGGAACAGCAAAGACTTCTAAAATAGAATATGTAGCATCAACTGCTGCATCACCAACAAGTACAGCAGTTGCACATTCATTTTTTGGAGGTAACAACGGAACAACTTCCTATGGTAAAATGTACCATGATGGTACTTGGAACTTTGGTAATGCAGCACAAAACACATTAGATACAAACGCCTTTAGAATAGGAGAAGGAACAGCAATAGTTGATATTGGTGCTTGGCGAAATGATGGAGCAAGCGGTGTTATTATATTTAATCAAACCGCAAATGATAGCGGTCAATATGCATTAAGAGGTAATGCTACAACAACTGTTTTAAATGCAAGAAGTGCAACCGTTAGTTTGGCTATTAATGATAGCAATATATTGGTTGGATCTTTTAACAGATTATTGTTTCAGCCTACTGCTGCAACATCTGGAAGTTCTCTTTCTGTTCCATTCTATTTTTATCAACCTAGCTCAACAGGATTAACAGCATCAACAGAAGTACCTTGTCTAATAGTAGATAGAGCAGGTACAACCCAATGGTCAGGTGGGAACTTAGCATTTCAAAGAGATATTAAAATATTAGCACCTATATACAGAGCTACATCAGCTTCTGTCTTTACAGATGTAGCTACAATGGGATTATTAGGGGCCCCAATAGCTTTAACTAATATGACTTTTACAAATAGTCATGGATTATATATTGGATCTAGCAATGTAGTAAGTACAGGCGGTGCTGCAACTAATTCTTACGGATTAACAGTTAATGCTCAAACAGGAGCAACAAATAATTATGCTGCACAATTTTTAGGAGGTACAACAATTTTTGGAGCAGCAGTTAGATTAAAAGGTTATACAGTAGCAACATTGCCAGCAACACCAGTTCAAGGGGATATGGCATTTTGCACAGATTTATTGGCTCCAACATTTTTAGCTGTTGCAGTAGGTGGTGGTGCTATTGTTGGTAAGGTGTTTTATAACGGAACACAATGGGTAACAAATTAATTTATAATATTTAACTTTGCAAAATCACCATATATGCTAATTGCTGCATTATTATATGCTTCGGCTGCTTCTTTTTCGGTTTTAAAATACCCTAGTGTTTTAGTGCCTATGTATGCCCTATACGGTTTATTGTTTTTAGTTACTCCTTTATATTTTGAAGATGTTGTATTTATTCTTTTAGAACTATTTATAGTGTTTTGTGCCACAGTACAAACACGAAGGTTTTTTCGTTGGTTATCTAATCCATCTCCATTAATATGGTCAACAACCATTCCATTTGGTGTATCTAAAAGGAACCTATGTAATGAAATTTTTTTCCTGTTTGGTCTTTTCCCAAAACTTTTTACAGGGTATCGGCCAGATAAATACCATTTAAACATATTGACAGATTCAAAATCAGAATCATCAACTAAAGAGAATTTGCCTTCTCCATATTTACCATTTAATTTAATTTTTTTCATGGTGCAAATATACAAAAAATATGTTACATATAACAAATCTCAAACAAATTGGGTTGCACAATAAAAATAAAAAATTATGACAATACTAGGAATAAAAGAATTTGGAGAAGACGAAGAAACAGGTCTTCAAAAAGAACTACAAATATTAAAATTAAAAATTGATGGAGAAACAGATGAAGTGTTTGTTCAATGTAGAGTAGTTTTGTTAGCACCAAAAGGTGGAGTTGTAAAAGTAGTTTCAAATCACACTTTTAGAAGATACAACAGGCCGGCTATAATGGATGGGAACAAAGAAATATTACCTGCTAACAATAAGTTTGACATGTTAAAATTGTCTCCTTTGGGACAAGGTATACTAGGTATGTTACAAATTGATATTAATAATATCAAAGGGTTTGACACAATTGATGAAGATTTAAAACAATTATAAAATGAAAAAAGAAATCTCTCCTATAATTTTGTTTTTTGTTAGTATATTACTATCTTTGGCTTTAACAGCGTTTGGGATATCTCATTTAATTATAAAAAGCATATATCACACCCTTCAGGTTAAATTTTGGAGAGGGCCTATATATTTTGTAAAATATTGGATAAAATTTATTTATCAAATATGGAATGTAATTAAGTTCTTTTGTATGCAATTTGCAATAGCTGTAGATTTACTAGGAAATGTTACAACAGGTGAGGCAATAGAAGATTTAGTTACTTATAAAGAAGAAACATTATACGGTAACGGAAATATTACAATTAGCACAGCAACAGGGGAGCTAGAGTTTAAAGGAGATCTTAACACATTAGGTGTTAAATTCAGTAAAGTTTTGTCAAAATTATTAGATCCCAACCATTGTGTTGTTTCTTATAAAAGATTTTTACATAACCAAACCTTTAAATTAGATTAATATGGATGCAAATACTTTAATTTTAGGAATAAATGGTGTTTTGTTGTCAATAATTGGATATTTCTTAGTTCAAACCATGAATAAACTTAATAGTACATCAGACAAAGCGGAAAAAACATCAAATGATGTGGCTTTACTGAAACAAGAAACGTTTTTAAAACACGAAAGGCTTGAAGAAAAACTTGATGAGCTTAAAGATGCAATTGTAGGTCTCACAAACGAACTTAAAGCAAAAAATCATGGCTAAAATTGAACCTTATTTTCCAAAGGTGCTGAAATATGAGGGGGGCTACGTAAATGATCCAAAAGACCGCGGAGGAGCCACAAATAAAGGGGTTACTTTGTCAACATGGAAATCTATGGGTTATGATAAAGATGGAGATGGGGATATAGATGCAGAAGATATTAAATTATTAAGTGTAAATGATGCAATGATGGTTTGCAAAAAAGGATATTGGGACAGATGGAAAGCAGACCTTATTAAAAACCAATCAATAGCAGAAACATTAGTTGAATGGGTTTGGGGGAGTGGGAAATGGGGTATTATTATTCCTCAGAGAATACTAATGGTAAAAGATGACGGCATAGTTGGACAAAAGACAATTGATGCTGTAAATGGAGCTAATCAAAGATGGTTACATGAAAAAATAAGGATGGCTAAATTAGACTTTATATATAACCTAATTAAATCACATCCAGAACAAGAACGGTTTAAAAACGGATGGATAAGAAGAATAAACGAATATAAATTTCAAGATTAATATAATCAAAATGAAAAAAGTATTATTTACAATTATAATATTATCAACTTTAGGTTGTGGTATTAATAAAGATTTAAAAGAACCATATTGGCATGATAAAACTGAAGCTCAGAAAAAAGAATATAAAAAAGAAAGAAGAAAAGAAATAAGACATGATTTATTAGTTAATACTATAGGAATAACCGTTTGGTTAAGTTCAATAATGATAATAAATAAAGTAGCAGACAATTACAAACCTTAATATAATTAAAATGAAAAAAATACTATTATTATTA